ATCGCGCTCATCATCGTAAGTAAAGCCAACCGCTGCAAAGTTTTTTCTAAAAGGGGTGCCAGTATCATCAACAAAAGAAACCTCGTGAAGAATTTTGAAAGGGTCACCGTTTTCATCGTGAGCATCAATTTCTTGCATCCTGTAAGAATAATAAACACCCCCCCTAGTGTTGTAGCTAGTGCGCTTTGCTCCGTAATACTCTTCCCAGTTAATGTCACCTTCGTCTTCATTTTTACCGACATGCACCAGAGTGACTATGTTGTTGTTATCTAATACCGCGTAATGTGCCATAGTTTTTATCCAAAGGTTACTGTGTCAGATGAGCCAGCCGCTGTAATTTTTGTAACTTTATAGTCTCCAACAACAGTAGTTGTAGATGTAACTCCTGCTGAAAGTAATGCGGTACGATTAGAAGGATACTTTAGATATATGATTCCACTTCCTCCAGCGGCGCCTTTGGGGCTGTTAGTCCCACCGCCACCACCACCGCCTCCTCTGTTAACTGCACCAGCAGACGATCCACGAACATTATTACCACCATTTCCTCCACCGTCCCTACCATATCCATTGTCATCATGATTACTAAGACCACCACCACCGCCACCAGAATACTTTGTAGAGTCAATTGTGTTTGCAGTTATTACTTTTCCACTTCCACCATTTGTAGCGTAATATGCTGTAGCGGCCGCGCTACCGCCGCCTTTTCCACCTCCACCACTAGCACCGTAATATGGGCCTGCACTACCTTGGCTAGTACCAGCGTTGTTTCCTTGCCCAGCTGTTCCGGAACCCGGAGGGTTGCCATAATAACCAACGCCTCCTCCCGAACCTCCATCACCTGCGGGATAGCTACTGCCCCCATAAGAGCCACCGCCACCACCAAGAGCAGTCACTAAAGCCCCTGAAGCGCCAAATATAGAATTAGAACCATTAAGTCCCGTCGATACATTGGTTGCTCCTCCTGCTCCTACAGTAACTTGGTAAGGAATCCCACCAAAATACGTATTTGTAATATCTGCCCCTTCCAGCATTCCTCCTGCTCCACCGCCACCTGTAGTACTGCCACTACCAGCAGAGCCTCCACCAGCGACAACGCCATAGGAAAGCTGGACTGAGCCGGTGAAACCACGACTAGGAAAAGAACCGAAACCATTTACGTTATAACCAAAACCAGACATGTCTACTCCTTATGCGTCATTTGCAGCGTCAGTGGTAAAGAACAACTTAATGCCTAACAAGCGGGCCGCGCCTGTCTGAGTGTCTGCCGAAATATCTCTCGCAATCTGGAAGATAGTCAAGCAATCTGCCGCCGCTCCAGCAATGGTTACTGCGCCACTTACTGCCGCTACATCTATATCGTTAGACGTTCCAGAGTGAGCCTTGGCTGTTGCCACTACCTGAGTTCCAAAGGCGGTGTTTAAGTCCGCACTATCCGCATAACTTCTGGCCGCCAAACCCCAAGCTACCGTACCAGTATTTGTTCCTGTAACAGTGAAGAAGGCTTGAAAAGTAACAGTGCCCTCGTTCCAAGACTTAGGGAAGATAACCTGAAACTGAGCAAAGTCATCTGCCGCAGCCGCGAAGTCCAAACATTTTAGTTCTGGGCCGTTAGATAGTTCGACTTGCTCCAGATCAGAACAACCGTTAGTTGTCTCTGGGTACATAGCCGCCGCTGGGACATAGATAGTCTCAAGTCCTGCAACCTTAGCTTTTGCGCCTCCAACATCTAGCGTACCTGCTATTGTGACGTTAGTTGTGCCTGTTGGAATCTCAATTACGTCTGCATCTGCATCATTCTTAATAGTAACGTCGTTGGTAGAACCCTGACCTGTAAGAATAAGACCTTCTGCGGCGGTGTAGCCTATTGCCGCGCCATCCCCTGCCGCAGTATCTCCGTCAGCGTTTAAGGTTCCTGCTGTAAAGTCTCCAACAACATCTACATTAGTCGTACCAGTAGGAATTGTTAAAACAGTGCCGTCAGCGTCATTCTTGAGAGTTACATCAGAGGTTGAGCCTTGACCCGTTACAATAATACCTTCTGCACTGGTGTAACCAAGCGCGGCATCGTCACCAGCGGCTGTATCTCCAGAAATCAAAGGGTGTGCTAGGGTCTTATTACTTAGAGTCTGTGTAGCTGCAATACCCGCCAAAGTGTCTGAAGTAGCTGGTAGTACAAGAGTTACGTTGCCTGAAAAGGCGGAGTGTGCGGGAGCTTGAATTTGAGCGTAGTGCGCGTTGCTCTGTTCGCAATAAAACTTGACTGTTGATACGGTTCCGCTGTTTTTAATAGCAATGTCACCAGCGGATATCTCAACCAGCCCAGCTATTACAGCCTTGACGGTGCCTGTCGGTATCTCAATAACGTCTGTGTCAGCATCGTTCTTAATCGTCACATCATTTGTAGAACCCTGACCCGTAAGTATCAAGCCTTCTGCGGAAGTGTAGCCTATGGCCGCATCATCGCCAGCGGCTGTGTCGCCTGTAGCCTGAAGAGTTCCTGCCGCAATCAAATCTCCCGCAACAGTTACATTGACGGTGCCTGTCGGTATTTCAATAACATCTGCGTCAGCGTCATTCTTGATGGTTACATCGTTGGTTGAGCCTTGTCCGGTAAGAATAAGACCTTCAGCAGATGTATAACCAATTGCAGCATTATCCCCAGCGGCTGTATCTCCGTCAGGTTCAAAAGTTGCCGCTGTAGCTGTACCAACAATATCTACATTAGTAGTGCCTGTAGGGATGGTAAGGACAGTACCGTCAGCATCGTTCTTTAGAGTAACGTCGGACGTTGAACCCTGACCTGTTAAGATAGCTCCATCGGCAGAAGCATAACCAAACGCGGCATCATCACCAGAAGCTGTGTCTCCAGTTGGATTAAACGTGCCAGATATGGCTAGATCGCCTCCTAGTGACATGTTCTTTAGTACGTCAAGGATGTCTGCTCCAGAGCCTGCTCCATCACCTGCAATAACTTTAGTTAGTCCCGCACCAACAGCAACATTCGCTCCAGACCCCATACTAAATGTAAGCGTATAGCTGGTAGCGTTTTCTACAATCCAGACTTTATTTACAGTGTTTGGGCCAAGAGTTACCGTACAGGCTTGACCACCACCAGTAAGTTTCAGGTACAAAGACCGAAGCTCGCCATTAGATGCCGTGCCGTCAGGCATAGTTATGGTGGCTGTGGAGGCATTAGCAATAGACTTGGTAGCATACCCCATAGCATCGCCAATTAACTCTAAATTCACATTAGTTTCTGTACCCCACGTACCCGAAGATTCGCCTGTACCAATCTCTTTAAGTCTTAAATCATTAACGTATGTTGCCATTTTGTAAACCTCATGCGGCTATTGTTTGCCAATTTGGTGTTTGAGAAGTATCTATTAACCCCCACACACTCGTTGTACCTACCTCACCAGTGCCTAAAACACCTGAGACTGAAAAAGTTACAGAAGAACCTACTATAACGCTACCTACCGACCCTACACCCCTAAGAGAGGAGGGACTAATTACACACTGGGCGTTTGGTACTACACTGCCTAACGCACTGGTACCCGCAACTCCAGTAACGCTTATAGCAACGGGGTCGCCCCACGTACCAGAACCCCAGCCTTGACGACCCCAACCATTACCTGTATCGGTTGAACCCCCCCAGTTACTTTCGCCCCAAGTCCCTTGTCCCCAAGCCAGTGCCATAGTATAGCCCTCTACGCTATCCTAATAATAGCATTACTAGCATCTGCGGCGGGAAAAGAGATCGTAAAATCTCCGGCGGTAGCTGTTTTGTCAGCTCCAAAATCTAACACGCATACAGATTTGTCACCGTTTGTGTCGTTATATATTAACGCGCCTCTAGCAGTTAAAGTAACCGTGCTAAAAGTTAGGTTAGCGAAATCTGTAAACCCCGTAGTACCAGACGAAGTAGGGTTTATGTTAGTTAAAACTGCTCCCCCAGCACTATAATTGGTTCCACTAGATTCATTAGAACTAGTGTACGCTGCTGTAGCCGCATTAAGAGTTGCGGAGCTAGTGTATAAGGCTAGTTTGAAGCTGTTTCCTCCACTTGCTAGAAAATTATGAGTACCTTCGAGTAACTCTTTTTTAAACGATGTACACATTGCTTGAGCTATTGCCATTACAATCTCCTAATGATTTCGGCCATGTCTTGTTGTTGGTTTTGATTAAGCAACCCTACTAAGGTAGTTCTATCGCTTTTGATTGCTTCTTCCATATAGTATTTTACTGCGTTAAACACCTGCGCTTTAAACGCTTCTGCTTGTTCTTTTATAGCTGGATGACACTCTCCACCTACTGACACTATCCGGCTTGTAGCCATTTCTGCCCAAAACTCAGGATCGTGTCCTTTGTTGTTAGTAGTAGTAACTCCTACAGAGCCTACATTTGATACCGCTACATTAAACATTATTTAGTTCCTTAGCTAACTGGCATTCTGTATTGTCCAGAACGGTATGTATCTTCGCGTAGTTTACCATCCCCAAGATTTTTTAGTAGCGACATTGCTAACCCAAACATTTTTTCATAGTTAGCTATAACGTCCGGCTCACCTTTCAAGAACCGTATTGCTTCTATTAATGCTCCGTTAAGCAACGCAGAGTCAAATTCTTCTCCTAACCACGTAGTACCTGCGGTGACTATAGACTCAGGGTAGTAACCGTAGTGTAATTCTGTATTATAGTTTGCATCTGGGGTTGGCCCTAGTATAAAGCTAGCGTCATCAAAATAAGCATAATGCTTTGGCGAACCAGTAGCAGTGGCAGTAGGGTATGCTTCTCGTATGAAGTTAACATCTTTATTTATTAGAAAGGTGTAGGTTCCATTAGAAGATATTACTGCTAGGCTATATGTATACAAAAAGTCATTGGGCATGGATAAATACGGACTATCACTAGACATGCCCCCCGTTACGTTTTTACGTAGCGCAGGTATTTGGACTGAGTTATATATCTTTTGCTCGGCCTGTTGCGTGAACATAGCAAGCTGGGCATCTGTGAACGAGTTTTCACAAATGTCTTGGATATTAGTTTTCAGTTCCGTATAGTTCATAACTTATGCCATCGGCCCGCGTGCGTACAAACCTTTAGTAGCAGCGCCAGTACCACGAATTTTTACTTTTCCGCCTTTAGCGTAGCCGTCTTTTACTTTACCGCCACTCTTCATCATCTTAAAGTCAGCACCAGAAATCTTGCCGTCTTTGTTTTTGTCCATTTTAGACTGTTTGCCTTTAAGCATTATAATATTACTCCGATTAAGTTGTTACTGTAACTTGTCCTATACTACCATTAATTAGTAGTACATTAGGAGTTAAATTGTAGGGATTAATTGTTCCCCCTACAGGATTCCAACCCCAGTAAATATCTCTACTACTAGCATCTCCCGCCTCTCCTAGACTTTGATCTGGGCGAGGGTCACGTAGCGCCTGCGGATCATTTACTGGAAACTCCCCTAACCTTAATTGGGGTTGATCTCCATTCCAACATTCACGGCACGCCTTTACGTTAGTGTCCCTACCTTTAACTATTAAGCTACGTAGGTCTTTTAACTTACACTGCCAACCGCATACATCGCAGTAGGCTATAGCCTTCTTACTAGAAGCAAACGGACTACCCATGTCTACATGTATCCCATACGAGGTACAAATCTAGCGGAGGTTTTTTCTCTATCTTCTCCTGCGGCTAGTTCAAACTGCTCATCATAGATTGATTTTAACATACCAACCCTATCAACTAAATCAGGTATTTTCATAGCTATATAATAAGCTAGCCCTGCTACTAGGCAAGGGAAAAACCTAAAGTTCATATCCGCAGTTTGTACACCACTACCCGCATCTTCTATTCTACGCATACGCCAATAGTACAGGACATAATTATTGTTGTCAGGTACAGGCCATACATTAACCTTGGGAGTATCCGCCTGACGCTCTATGTACAGTTGTATAGGTCTACCCTGTGTTAACTTGTTAGGGATAGACGCGTAAGTACTTACACTAATACGACTTAACGTGAGATCAGACTGAGTAGCTACGTTACCACTGTTTGTACGTAACTGCTGCTCTAATAAATCTATAGTATCTGCGGGTAAAGGGTACTGTGTTTGTCCTTGGACTAGATTTATAGTTCCGCTATCTATAGTCCACATGTTTATGCCACGATTCTGCCACTCAATAGTAAGCAGGTTCATGGAGCGTCTCGCGGTGCGAAGATCATACCCAGAACGCATTTCCCGCCCTGCACGTTCAAACGCTTCCTCGGCAATCTCCGTGAAGTCCATGTTAAACGCTGTAGTTCCTGATGTAGCCATTATTTACCCCATCCTGATTTAGCTTTAACTTTGGCTTTGCTAGATAGATTACCATAGTGAAACAATTTTACACTAGTCTTAGTATGGGTTTTGCCCGTGTGAAGACTACCATCAGCCATCTTATGTAGACCGCCTTTGTGTTCTTTCCCATCTTTTTTGTAGTGCTTAACGCCCATACCCATTATTTTTTACTCCGCTTAGTAGCTGATACTCGTTTAGGCTTTCCTGCTGGTTGTCCTAACCTTTTCTTCTCAGCTACTTTCTTTTTCTTCTCGGCGCTAGACATCTCGCCAGAGGTCTTAGGAGTCTTCTCAGATACCCGTTTGCTAGGTCGGCAGTAAGGGGTACCACGTCCATCTCCCTTCTTTCTACCACAAGCCTTGCCAGTGCTAACGTCTTTCCAATCTTCTTTAAACCAACGTTTTAAAGATGCGCCTTTTTCTGTCTTGCGTATCTTCTTACGCATTACTTACCAGCCTTTTTCTTCCGGCATTTAGCAATAGCTCCCGACGCATATGCAGACGGGAACACTTTGTACTGTGACTTTACTTTAGTGTAGCACGCGTCTTTTACTGTACCACCAGACTTGTAACCACACCCACAGCCGCTTTTTTTGTAGTAATTACGCATTATCGCATCTTACAAGCACGTACGCCTTTTTTAGCCATACCTGCGCCACGAACCTTACCGCCTTTCTTCATCATAGGCATAGCAGCGCCACCATCCATAGCTTGTTGTGCGGGCATCATAGGCTTACGTTTCTTTTTCTTCATAGCCATCATAGCCGCAGCATCCATACCGGAAGGAGCAGTCATGCCGCCCATATTCATCTTTTTCATACCTTTCACTTCTTTCTCCTTATTCTTAGGGGTACGTCCATCATCTTCGTACATTTCAAAAAATTTCTTTTTCCCTGCTTCTCGTGCTCCTTCAGGGGAAGAGTCTTTTTCTAACTTGGCCTGACGTGCATTATCTTTATCCCTTGGGTAGT